ATAGAGTAGTATCCATCTGCATCTGCAGCTGAACCTAAATCAGTTCCTTCTACAATCACATTAGCTCCAACTATTGGATTGTTTGACTCATCAGAAACTACACCACCAATGCTTGTCTCTACCTTTTCTTCAATTACTGCTTGTCCGAAAAGGAACATAGGCATTAGCATGGTCATTACCGATGAGATTAGATTCCGTTTATTCATAAACGTTCTCCTCTTTTTGTTTTGGATTAAGACGCATTTTTCTACAGGTGCGTCAACTGCCTGTTTTGTGGTATGTGAATTCTTTATCATGCTTCTGGTATATCACAAACATCATTATTACAAAATTTGTCTATTTCTGCCTCTTCACCTTCAACACCTACAAAACTTAAATATCCAAGTTTTTTAACTTGTTTTTCATAATCTTGTTCTGTAATTGCTTCATAAGGCATTTGTTTGTAAGCTCCACCATTTTTTCTTGGTAACAATGATATACCTTTTAATCTATATTGAAAATAATTTAAAACGTGTGGTAGTTCAGTTGACTCAGTTTCAGGGTCAAACGTAGCGGTGCAACTAACTTGGTTATCTGCCCAATGTCGTTGTAAGAACGCGGCTAAACTGAATTGTTCCCATATTGACAATTCTTTAGCTGTTCTAATACCCTCTCCTGCGTCAACCGGCACCTCTACCACCAACGTAGAATCTTCTGAACCAAATGCTGGTTCTACTTTATAACCAGCCTTCCTTAATGGTTCTATTAAATTTGAATGTTTTGATAACCTCATTCGTCTTATGTAGAATCTTGACTCTGGATAGTGCATTCCAGGAGTTGCTCCTACTAATAGTGAAACCGTTCCACTTGGTTTTACTGATGTGGTTTTAATTGATTTTGGTATGGCGAACCAATCTGAATAAATACAATCCCAACTTTGAATAGTCTTATATCCCTTTTCTAACCATTTTCTTAAATCTTCCATTCCATGTTTTGTAATAAATTGTGCAACACCACTAACACTACACCCAATTCGTCTGTTTCTTAACATAACTCTATTAGTATCACTCCAATGTGTTTTACCAAGTGTTACTGTCTTTGCATACAAATATGCATATTTGAGTGTCCTTTTATAGTCCTCTAATGATTCGTGATTGTTTGGAAATGTTTCAACAAGACAACATAACTCATATGATTCTAATGTTTGTTCTAAACAAGGATTTCCACCTGCTGCTCTATGGTCTTTATTATCTTGACCATTTTTAAGTCTACTATAACCCCTCATATTTTCTAACCAAGCGAAACCAGGTTCTCCATTACCATTTATCCTTTTACATACTTCAGTATAATCCATACCGAGTTCTGCGTATATTGAGTTGTTGGAAGTCCAACCATATGTTTCTCTATGTTTATTTACCTTATAATTTTTTAAATCTAAATATTCATCATTGTATGGGTCACCGAACACAATCTCCGCTGTACGTCTTACGTTACCTGCCACGACACATTTACCAATTAAGTTCATTATATCTACAATTGTAGTTATGGTAATTGGTTCACCTACATTTCTATTTAATACTTTTCTTATTTCTTCATGAATTTCTTTTAGTGGCTCATGGCCACTTGAAACCCCACCAAAACCCTTAATTGGTTCTCCTACTGCTCTAATCTTTGAATAATCAAACTGAATTTCTGCTGTTCCATGAAAATAACTCTCTAACAATAACTTCAATGATTCTACCCAACCTTCTCGTGTATCTGGTATCTCATATTCTTCTATACCTCTATTTGGATTAGGTAATTTAATCATAATCTCACCTGCACCTTTTGTATCAAAACCAACTCCTACACCTAACATACTGGCATCCATTAAAAAACAAAAGGGTTTTGAATAATCATTCTTTAAAGTTCCAGTTGATACAAATGCACAGTTATTAAGTGCTGCATATAATCCTCTTTCTTCTGTTATGGAAGTTCCCATTGCCCAAAGACCACGGCCAGGAGGTAAAAACTTCATATTGAACATTCGGTCATACATTTCTTGAGCTGATGCTTGAGCCTGCCATGCATTCCAACCAAGACTATGTGAATCAATCCAATTTTTTTGCATTGAATAAGTACCTTCTACAACCCGTTTAATGGTTTCCCACCATCTTTCGTTTTTTCCATCTTCTTTGATACGAGAATAGGTTCTCATGTAGACCAATTCACCTAATCCATTAAAACCAAAAGGTGGTCTTTTTCTCTTATACTTATTAACAAAATTTTCTGACAACTTGAACTTTTCCATATAAACATTTTCTCCTTTTACAAACTATTCTTATAAACTTTCTACTCACCCATGATAAATATAATATATACTCGCTTCTATTCAAAACCTTCCACATCTTTTTGAAATTCTTCATGTTTTTGTGATAATTGTTTTCTTAAATACTCTTGACTGTTATCCATCTTAGATTGCACCTCACGACCACTCTGAGTTGTCGCTTCATAAATCTGAATGTTACCTGTGCTGGTATTCATACTCGATGGAAATGTTATACCATCAATTCCAAATCTATTCTTTATAACATGAAACCTACTTGTATTTGCAATCTTATCTTCAACCTTTCTACTAACTGATACCACGAAATCTGCAATCATCACTTTACTATATGCTTCTGCAACTTTTGTTGCATCAATTATTTCTTCTTCAAGACTCGACCTATTTGCCTGTGAAGCCGTCCATATCGGTACTTCTACTTCACCAGCAAGTCCTCGTAAATCTTCATAAATATTTTCTAAAACGTGTCTTTTTTCTGTACCTATTCCCCTTAAAATATCTGCGTAATCAACAATAACTAAATCTATATCTATACCCTGTAACTCTATTTGTTTCAAATGAGATGAAAGAGTCTGAACGGTTGCACTTTTGGTTGGAAAATACTTAATTAACAACGTACCTTTAAGTTGACTTATTTTCTTTTTTATCTCATCTTGATAATACTTAATACTTGCTGTTGTAATTCCACTAAAAACAGTATCATAACGAAGTCCAACATAATTTTGATTAAGTTCTAATGTATAATGAACTACACTCAATCCCCCTTTAACTGCGGATGCTCCAATATTTTGTAAACACCAAGTTTTACCAATACCAGCGGGTGCTACTACAACACCCAGTTCACCTTTACCTAATCCACCATCCATAACTTCATCAACTGGATCCCAACCAGTTGGTATTGTATCTCTTGCTGATTTAGTTAATCGTTCCTCAATACCATCAATATACTCGTGTCCTAAATCTCTATCTGAACCGGCTTTCATGGCCTCATCCACAATTTTTTTGATTTGGTCGTATTGTCCAACTTCAAGTAAATCTACTGAATCCATGATTGCCTGTTTAATAACTTGATTTCTACAAAACTCTATGGTTTGTTCTTGTACAAACAATAAATCTGTTGCTTCTCTGTTTCTCCAACTCTCTTTTAAATTATCTACTACTGAAACTTGTAAAATATCATTATCCATCTCATCTATCTTAACTTTCATCACTTCAAGAGTAGGACTTGTCTTATATTCTAAAAAATATCCTATAATAGTTCCAACCAACCATTTATTTGCATCAGAATCAAAATATGTCGATTTTAGTATATCAGAAATAGTTTGCAAGAATTTCTGTTCTACCAATAAAGATGTAATAATCTTCGCTTGAAAAACGTGTCCGAATTGTGTTAATGTTGACTCATTGGTCGCCATACATTTTTCTCCTTTTTTCCTCTCTTCGGGTTTCAAGTTTTCTTAATCTATATCGTTCTTTAGCTTTACGCAAAATATCTTCTTTATTACGCTCGTAATGATCCATCTGCCACTTTCGTTGGGCTTTCCTCTTTTCCTTTTCAGTATGATATTTCTTTTTACGACCCATTATTTATCTTTGCTAATCTATTTAAGTTTGTCCAAGTTACCATTACCCAACTATCTAAATTAGGTAATGCACCAAACATCCTATCTTCAATAAACATTTTCTGAAATTTTGGTTTTATTAATTCTTGTATTTTACCATTTACAACTCTATTAATTTTAAGTTTTGCACCACCACTTATATCCACCTCTTGTAACTGCATCAATTTATGATTAAGATGCATTTTATCTCTCTGTTTTCTTACTATATTATGAAATCTACTACCCTGTTCACATTTATCAACTATTTCATCTACTGTATAAATTACTCCTTCATCGGACAAATCTGGAAAGTTCTTTAATAGAGTTTTAGAACCAATTCCCATTACACCCTTTATATTATCTGATACATCACCATCAAAAATTCTGGTCATCAATAAGTTCTTTGAAGTAACTCCATATTCCTCTTTCACTATATCGGGTTTATACAACTTCTTCTTCGTTGGACTCCATACTGAAATTCTATCACTTACTAACTGCAAAAAGT